AATGTACTCCAATTTATAATAGCAAGGGATTACATGAATTCCTTTTTGGCCATCATAAAGTTCGTCTGTCACTGTGTTGTAGATCATTCCTGCTCTAGCCTCTGCCATAAACTGACTATCACCTTGTGTTACTTGTGGTGAAAGCTGACCAAGAACTTTAAGAAATGGTAATGCTAAACTCTTAGAGTCTACATTCTCAAATCCTGCATCGCCAAATTGCTCGATATTAATCGTTGCAACTGCTCCTGCTTCTTTTTTAATCGCTACTTCGTTCGATTGTCCGTCTTTTAGTTTCATAGTATTACCTATTATTTGTTTGTTATTTTCGTTTTATTTGCGATGTATACACCGAACAAATCAAATGGTAATTCCTTACCACCTTCTATTTGTTCTTTAACAAATGCTTTTAAAGTCATAGGTTCAACTTTTTCTTTTTTATTATAGTTGAAACCAAACTTCTCACACACATTTATTAATTCAGAGACTTGGTTGTCTTGCCCTCTTCCAAATGAAGCAGTAACAGTATTTTTAATTAAATCTTCAAAACCATTACTTCTTAGATAACCAAAGGCTTCGTCAACACGTGACTCAGGAATTTTTGCTGCATAGAATGGTTTGACTTCTACACTCGAACCATCAGCTAACTTCAGCAAAGATACACCAGCTTCCTGCATCATCTCTGGAATTACTCTTTCCTCTAAATCTCTTGATTTATTTTTTAGAGTTTTTAATTTATTTTCTTGATCTTCGATCTGCTGTTGCAAATCTTTTAGTTGATTACACTTTTCAGAAATAGATTTTACACTATCTTGACTAATGTCAATATTAGACATTTTTTCTATATCCATAAATCCTCCTGTTGGGGTCTTAAATTATTTACTTGATCTTGTAAACAAAAAAAATATATATGTGCATAAGATGTGGAAATATCCTTATAAGACGAAACCTTATGAGCACCAAAGAAATGCTTTAAATCAATCTGCTGAAAAAGTGCAATGGGCTTACTTTATGGAGATGGGTACAGGTAAAACAAAAGTTACTATAGATAATATGGCTTATCTTTTTTTTCAAAGAAAAATTAACGCTGCATTAATTATTGCACCAAAATCTGTTTATACAGTATGGGAAACTGAAATAGATACTCATATGCCTGACGTTCTAAAAAAACATATTTATAAGTGGAACATAGATAAACCAAAAGAATATTACAAATTAAACGAATCAAAAGACTTTAGAATCTTTCTAATAAATGTTGAAGCTTTATCAACTAAAAGAGGTTTTGAAGCTTGTGTTGATTATTTATCTAAAAATAAATTAAATTTTGTAGCACTGGATGAATCAACCACAATAAAAAACAGATCAGCAAAAAGAACAAAAAACATTTTAAAACTAAGACAACTGTCTCATATAAGGCGCATATTAACAGGATCGCCAATAACAAAATCTCCATTAGATTTATATACACAATGTCAATTTTTAAGTCCAGAGTTATTAGGGTTTTCAAGTTATTTAGCTTTTAGAAATAGATATGCAGAGATGACAGATATACCTGTAGGTTCAGGTAGATACATTAGTGTGCCTAAATATTACAAAAGGTTGGAAGAATTAGAAACAAGACTACAACAGTTTTCAACACGTATTCGTAAGGATCAATGTTTAGATTTGAAACCCAAAATACGTCAAAAAAGATATATAGAATTAGAAGGTGAAGGTAAAAAAATTTACGAAAAGCTTAGAACTACAGCATTAGCAATAGTTGAAGATAGCACAATATCTTTTTCTAATAAACTTACTGAAATAATAAAACTTCACCAGGTATGTAATGGATTTACAAAAAATGATGATGGAGAAATTATGGCCTTGCATAAATCTAAGCTGAATGCCCTTGAGGAGATTCTTGAAGAAACAGATGGTAAAGTGATAATATGGGCAAATTATATTTATAATATAAAAGAAATAATAGGTTTTCTTGAACAAAAATATGGCAAGGATTCTGTCGTATCTATTTTTGGAGAGGTCAATGTCGAAGATAGGAAAAAAGCTGTGGAACGTATTCAAAAAGACTCAACTTGCAGATTCATGGTTGGTAACCCTACAACTGGGGGTTTTGGTCTTACTCTTACTGCTTGCAACACAGTAATTTATTATTCTAATAATTACAATCTAGAAGTGCGTAAACAGTCTGAAGACAGGGCTCATCGTATGGGCCAAAAAGGATCTGTTGTTTATATTGATATTGTAGCCAAAAATACACTTGATGAAGCAATAATGAAATCTTTAGTAAGCAAAGGTCAAATAGCTGCTAAAACTCTTGGAGAAGAAGATTTAAGAGACTGGCTTCTGTAACTGATTATATTGTTCTAATCTCTCTAAAAATTTATCTCCATACTCCTTCAAATCAGCCTCTGAAAGCCTAAACTCTTGATATTGGAGGTCACGGGTGCAAATACTGATTACCCCCTGTTCTATGGGCCCGTAATTCGCTGTATGGGCTAAATAATAGGCACCTAACTGCAATTTATAGTCTTCTACCCATTCTTCTTTTTTTGGCCTATTTGATTGTTTCCAGTCAACTATGCTTGGTTTTCCGTAGGCAATAGCTGTTAAATCACATGTTCCAGCAAATTGATTTTTATATTCTAAGCTTATTTCGTTACCCCACACCTCATCTAATTGTATATTGTCCAAAATGGTTTTTGCCATCATCCTTGGTTTTGTGCCTTCTTCTGCTGCATTGTAATATCCCTGACCTGTAAGATAGTATTCTAGTACCTGGTGCATTTCAGTTCCAACAGATGATGCTTGTCTCATTATTCGATCAGCCTCTTGATCACCAACTCGTCTTCGCCAATTATCTAAAAATCTTTTATCTTTAGTAATATTTAAAATAGTAGTAACTGAAGGCACTTTTATGTTGTCTACTAAATACTTCCTTCCAGTTGTATCAGAAAACCTATTATAATGTTTGTATGGATATTTTTTATTTAATTTCATTTTGTGATTAATACAATTATGACACTAGCCATACCTGTAATTAATACACCTGCAGAAGTCAACATTATTTTTTCTATTCGACTCACTGCTCTTTCTAAATTATGAATTTTGTCGTGTGTTTGTTTTTGCATTATTCTGCAAAGTTTTTCATGTGATTCTATTTTTTGTAAAGCTTCTTTAGACATTTCTTGCACCCCTTTGTGCGATTAACGCTCCAGTTGGATCATTTGGAAATAACGCAGCAAATTGTTGTGCGTTTGCTTGTCCGGTAGCCGGTGTTTCTTGCACTGGACTCTGTAATTGTAAATCACCCATAACTGATGAAACTTCTTCTCTTTCTCTTTCAGATTCTTCAGTTTCAATTGCAATATTGTTTCGTATAGAACGATCAATCATCCCTACCAAATTATTATCTTCATTTACATCACCTGATGAATTACTAAAATCATTTGCAAACATTGTTTCTTCAACAACAGGAGGTATATTATCTTTAAATAAAGGCTCTGGTATAGACATAGGTAATGCTGATAGCCTATCAATAATTTCTGCTTCACTTATAGTTTTTGGATCAACCTTTGGTATATCTTTATCCTCTTCTCCTAAATAATTAATTAATCTAGCTAACGCATCTCTTTTTCTTGTCATTCCTAATTTCATTGCAGATTCTGTAACAGCTTTTGTTTTTCCTAAAACTCCATTTACTTTTAATGCGTCAACAATTGTTTGCACACTTCTACCAGAATAGTAATCTCTTCCAGGTAAGAAAGTTGCTTTAGGTGTTCCTGTTCCAATCGTCTCACCTCTTAATAATTTAATTGTTTCTTCTGGTAAGAGGACATCATTCATTGCTCTTAATGCAACTGGATCTGTTAAAATTTGACCAGCTCTTCTTGAAAGCAATAATAAAGCAGCAGAAGCTAAAAATCCTGGAGCACCAAATATTAAACCTCCAGCGATACCACCTCCTAGTGTAAGTCTTCTTGCTAAGAATTGAGAGGGGTCTGATAGTTTTGTCTCTCCTATTGCTTTCATGTAAGATGCAAAATTATAAAATTCTTGTGCACCTTTGTCACCTAACATGTATTGAATTTTTCTTCTGCCACCTTCATCAAATGAGTTTTTAATACCAAAAGAAGCCATGAATTTATCTGCGTTAAACTCAGCAAAATCATCACCACCAAATTTTAATTCTGTAGTGTTAAAAATACCATTATTTTTTTGTACATCTTTAATACTAAAATCTTTTAAAAGTCTTTTTTCATCTCTTGTTAAAACTTTTAAAGTATCTGTTAAATATCTTGAACCTGCTTTAATAGACGTATCTTCATCAATAAAGTTCCATAAAGAGTTAGCTCCAGAATCTGAGGGGCTACTAAAAGCTCTTAAAAATTTATTAAAAGCATATTTTGCTTGAACAGCTCTAAAAAGATCTTTACCACCTTGTGTTGCTTTAATACCTACTTCACTAGATCCCTCTGCACCTATTAATTTTTTAAATTGAACCACAGCATCAACTGAATCGTTTTCAAAAACTTCTCTACCAATATCTTTAAATAATTGATCTCTGTACTGAGTACCAGCTCCTTGGAAACCTTCTAAGCTTTTTGCAGTAAAAGAATTTCTATCAAATTTTTTTAAATCTCTTACTAAAGGTGATAATTGATAAAATCCTTGCACATCTGCAAAAATTTTATTTGCCTTTAATAGTTGATCTTTAAGAAGTCTTGCAGAGTCTCTACTTCTTTCTAAAAATTGATCAGCTAAAGTTTTACCACTTGTAGATTGAATTGTATCATAAGTAGCTTTTATACCCTCATCTTTTAAAAAGAATGATGGTGTTTCTATATCATTACCAAATTTTGCAAAGTCTGTTTCCATCGCTTCACGCATAATAAACATGTTATCTTTTAGTGTAGCGTAACGACTTCCCTCGATTGCATTATTTAACATTGTCATTACACCTTTAAATTGTTTTGGTGTAAGCAAAGTATTGTCTCCTATTTGAATCATGGCTTTCATAAACATATTTATAGGGTCTCCTTGCATTGTAAGAACTTTTTCGATGTCCTTTAGGGGTGCGCCTTCTATGTTTCTTATACCTAAATATTGTTGAAACTCAGGAAACTGTTCTGCATTTTCTTCAATAAATTCTCTAGCTGCCTTTTGTGTTTTTGTTAGACTTATCATTTTTGGATTCCCTGCAGCCACTGCTAGATTATCAAAAGTTTTGTATGCACCATTATATAAATTTACATTTTCAGCAAATACTTTCTCTGCTTGTTTTCTTATACTGCTATTAATAGCACTCACTTTCAATAATGGTGAGTAAGCTTGTAAATCTTCCAAATATCTTTTACCACCTGCAATCTCAGCTTCTGATTTTGCAGTTTTTCCTATTGGAGAAACAAGTGGAAATACCCCCATAAATCTAAAAAAGTTTTTTCCAAGACCAGATAATGTGCCTTGTCCCTCTTTCAATCCAGACAGTAAAGGAAGAGGTAAACCTTTATCTCTTGCAAATGTTGCAAGTTCTTTTTGTTTCGGACCAACTGTTCCAAATAATTTTTTAATACCTCTACCCATAGGCCCAAAAATAAATGGAGACAATAAGGATGCACCAGTATTCCAGTACAGTGCGTTTTTCATTGCCACTGCTGTATTTACAAGTTGATCTCTTTCAACTTCACCTTCTGGTATCTCTGATAAATCATCTCCTAATGCAGCAGCAACATCAATACCAACTTGTTCATTAAGAGTATCATATGTGAAAGCTCCTACACCTGCACCCACAGTTCCTCCTAAAACAGATTGCACTTCAGTTTTTAATAAAGGTCCTCTGTACGCTCTTGATAAAGGATCTACTAATCTACCTAGACCTCTTACAACTCCACCAAATAATTTAAATCGACCTGGAAGGGCAGCTGCTACTTTTTCAGCTGATTTTGCAAAAAAACCTGGACCTTTACCTAAAAGAGTACCCTCTTTAGCAGCTCTAAATATTTTTTTTCTGTTGTATACATATGGAAAAATACTACCAGCTATATCACCAGCTAATTCATATGTAGGTTGTCCAACTCCTGTAGCTGCCCTAAGCGGATCTTGAAGAAATTCTTTTTCAGTAACGATGTCTTCTCTAGCACCTTCTCTCATTTGAGTAAGCTGACCTATAGTGGGACCTTTTAATTTTTTTCTTCTAATTAATTCATCAACAATAGCTTTTTGCTCGTTACTTAAATTATCTGGATTTAAAGTTTTATCGTCTAATTGTTTTTGAAGATTATTAATAAATTCACTCATGTTAACCTCTTTGAGTTCCCTTAACAGTTTGACCTACTTTTTTAAAGTAATTGTATAATTCTTCTAATTGGTTTTCATCTAATTCTTCATATTCTTTAATTCTAGTATTTAATTGTGAATCTCCCATTAAAGGTCTTACATTTACTCCATATTCATTTCTTTGATTAGCTAAATAACTTGATGCACCACCAGCTTTTAAATATTGATCTTCCATTTGTTTAATATCATCAAGAATTGTTTCAGCAGTCGCTTGTAATGATGCAATGACATTGTTTTCACCCCTTAGTAACGGAAATACTTTAACTAGACCTTTAGCCATCTCAATATCTTTTTGAGTTAACCTATCTTTAGATTTTAGAGAGTTAGCTAATTTATAAACAAGAACAGTTTCATTAATAGCTAATCTTTCATAGTCTAATGTAGATCCACCTTTGAGTCTTTTCTTAGCGTCAGATAAATAATTTCTTCTTATTTGTTCAAAAGTTCCGAATTGACTATTTAAATATTTTAAAGCTTCTGTTTTGTCTTCAAATTCTCCTGCATTGATTAATCTGTTTGCTGCCTTATTTCTTTCTAATTCAAACGTGGCTCTTCCAGATTGTCTTAATTGTGCAGCATTATCTCCACTTGGTTTTACAAAATCAAATACATCTCCTAAAGCATTTGTAAGTCTTCCACCATATAAACCAATAGCACCAACAACACCCGCTTCTGCATCTCCTTTTAAAATTGTACCTAAACTTCTATTAATTAAATTTAATGCGCCATACTTTCCTGCAAGATCACCTGCTATTTCCAAAGTTTCTTTATTCATATCTTTATTAGCTATGAATGTGGCTTGATTTCCACCAAATGTTCTATAAATTTTTAAACCAGTTCTACGATCTATTGCTCCTGTGTCGTACTGCATTGTGCCATCTTTTAATTGTCTGCCAGCAATGTTTGTAAGTTGTCCATTTTCGTTAGTATATTGAATTACACCAACTTCATCTGTATCTGGCATATCAAAAGCTTGGTTTTGTGCTTCTAAAAAATCTGTTGAGAATTCTAATGCTTTACCAAGAAGATTTTGATTTATTTCATCCTCTTTCATTTTAACCATAACCATATTGTTGACTGCAGGACCTAATGATTTACCAAATACTTCAAGTGCTCCACTCACACCTCTTCTATTTGTAGTGCCTGTTAATAGTCCTGAGGCTAAATTACTTAAAAAAACTAAATTTGCATTAGATGCTCTTCCTTGTCTCATTTCTTTTGCAATTTGTTTTGCAATATCTAATTGTTTGAATAATGGTGAATCTTTATTGATTGCATCTATATCTGGTTGTCCAGATCCTCCGCCTTTTGGTGGATCTTTTTTTTGTTTTCCAGGTTGTAATGGATTAAATTCTTCTTTTTTTTCTTCTGCAACTGGTAAATTTAATTGTGGGTTAGGAAACTCCATTGCATTTTCTGCAATTTTTGCAGTGTCAATTTTTTTAGTATTTCCTATATCTGTTGTATTCTGTGGTTGAGTAGCTATATCAACATTTACTGCTGATGGGCCTCTTCCTCTTGGATTACTTACACCGGGTCTTACATTAGTTATTTCTTCATTTTCACGAAAAATGTTTGGTCTTGGTTTTGCTCTTGTAAATATATTTGAACTAATTCCACCATCACTTTCAATTGATCTTGCAAATTTTTCTTGTTCTGCTCTTTCTTTTGCTTGTTCTTCTGGACTTAATTTATTAAATCTTTGTTGATCTTTATAACCCATGTAGCCTAAACCACCAGCAGCAAGTATCCCTAATTGTGGGCCCATGCCAAGTGAACCTATGGCTGCAGCACCTGGTAATCTAGTTGCACCAATAGAACCAGCTATTCCAACACCTTCTCTTATTAAAGGACTCTCTATTCCAAAAGCATCTGCAACTTTTAAACCTCCAGCATAACCCCCTAAAACTACAGGGTTAGTTAAAGCTCTTACTGTGCTTTTTCCAAACCTCATAGGAGCGCTTCTCATGATGTTTTGACCCATTGTGGGTTTTGGTGGACCAAAAAATGGACTAGGTAAAGCTCTTATTTCTCCACCCACTTGTTTACTTATAGGTTTTAGATGACCTTTACGTAAAGCCTCTTTTCTAAACAACGGTCTATTTAAAATTTTATTTATAGACATTTACGCTCCTGGTTGCATGCCTTGATAAGCTGTAAATGCTCCTATACCCGTGCCCACTGCTTGAGCTAAAGGACTTGTAGTTGGTTGTGTGCCAATAGTAACTCCTGATTGAGTTTTAGGTCCTGCAGCGTAAAGGTTAGCTAAGAATTCAGCTCTTTGATAAGGTTCATATTGTTGCTGTAATGTTGTTGCTCTTTGTGCATCTAACGCTTGTTGTGCAAGTTGTCTTTGAACACCACCTGCGCCTAACAAAGTTTGAATGTCTCTAGCAGCCATTTGTTGTTGACCAGCACCTAGATTTCCTAATTGTTGACCTGCAGCTAACCCGACTTGTTGTTGTCTTTGTGCTGCACCTAAAGCTTGACCAAATCCCATAGCGTTTGCTCTTCCCATAGCTTCAAGAGTTCTACCTTGTAATTCTGCTTGTTGAACACCTTCTCTCGCTCCACCAAAATTACCGGATTGAACTGCTTGTGCAGCTAATTGGTTTTGCATTATTTGACCTTGTCTTGCTATCTCATCTGTAACAGCAGATTGAAAAGGATTTAAGAATTGATTTATTTGAGCTTGACCTACAGGGGCAGCAGCAGCTTGAATTTGAGCAATACCTTGTTGAACTGTTGGAGCACCTACACCCGTTGTTCCAGCTTGAGTAAATCCTAATTGTTCTAAACCACTAGTGGGAGCTGCTTGAACTGCAGGAAGATTGATAGGTTGTTGTGCAACCTGTCTTGCAATGTCCATCAATTCAATTTTTCTTTCCTCTATACCAGGCGCCTCTCTAACAAATTGTGTTGAAGCAGATGGTGGTGCTGGCTGTGATGATCTTCCTCCTCCAAAAAAACTCATATTAAATCCATTTCTCTAGTTGAACATGTTTCTTTTTCCATCCCCATTGTTTTGATATTCTCTCCCAACCAGGTCTGGCCATTATACTTAATCTCTTACAATTATTATGTTTTGCAAAATTAGTTATATCTTTTACAAGATTATGTTCCCATAATTCTCTTCTTTTACCAGTACAAATTATTATTTCATATTGTCTGTAATTAGGTAATTCAGCGATTCTTCCGATTGTTACACCAAATACTTTGTTTTCTTCAGACTCATCAGATCCAAACATAAGCCAACACTGCATTACATCTTTTTTTAATTCTCTAAATACCCACTCAGGATCTGCATACTTACCTGAAAAAGCCAAAGCCTCAGCAACCATAAATTCAATTAAAGGCCAAAACCTTTCAATGTCTTTAGGTTCAATAGGAATTACACTAACTAAAGGTTTAATTTTTTTGTGTGCTGTCGCCATTTTTCTCCTTCAATAAATCAAATACTCTTTTGTATCTTTTTTGCTGATCATAGAAGTAAGCTGCACCCTTTTCTCTCATATCCTTCATACTATTTGGATTTGCTCCAGCTATGATTCCAGCACCTAATACACCGTCTGCTCTTGTTACAAACTCACCGTCTGCTAATTGAGCTAACATCGTATCTTCGTCTTTGTCTCCGTTTCCAGATCCGTCCTCTACATACCCATGTGCACGTACATAATTATTTGCATCGTTTTCATCATGGGAAACTTTTGAAGGTAGATAATTAATACCACCTTCATTAAATTTTTTAATTTCTGCTAAGCCACCTGATTTTAATCTTGTTCTTTCCATTGCATATGGACCCATTCTAAAATCACCTCGATTCTTCGCATCAGCTTCAGGAATGTAAACACTTTCATATTCTTTTTCTTGTCCTGTCTGTGGGTCTATATATTTATATCCTGGTCTTTGTGCTGCAAAGTCTGCATAACCAACATTATAAGTTGGTTGATAAATGTCCGTTGGCCCTTGGTCGAAAGCACCTAATAAAAAAGGAATTCCTCCTGCAAGTGCTGATATTTTAAGTGGATCATAATCTTCTGATCCTTTCTTTCTTAATAAAAGATCACTAATTGATCTTGTTGGCACATCTCCTGGATTTGCTGAAGGTAATGATGTTCCTGTTGGCATACCAAATTGTTTACTTGGGTCTCTGCCTGAACCTGGAGGTAATTGAAATGCACCTGGTCTTGTTTCTCTACCAAATCCTGGAAATCTACTTAAAAATTGTGGTTGTTGAAAACCTGCTCTTGCTGCAAATCCACCTGCTTGTCCTAAATTATAACCAGTATAAGCCCCACCTGCAGCCCCTAATAATCTACCAATACCTGAAGCCCCTGCATCTTTAGCTTGCCTGTAACCTTGATAACCTCCATAAGCAGCTAATGCGTAGGGTAAAAATTGTAGCATTTATAAAATTCTCCTTTTAAGATCTTAAATATAGAATATTACCATTTTACTTGCTCGATATCAACTCATCGTAAAACTTACCTTGATATTGGTGTTCTCCAACATGAACTATTGCATCATTTACAAAGGCGTAACATTTGCCTCCAATATCTCTCCATAACTTACAAAAAGCAAAATCCTCTCCATTATACGTCTTTTCAACAGGGTCATGCAGGGTATCAAAGAAGTTCCACATATTTGGTTTATTAACATACTCACCATTTATAACAGTCTTTTGGACTATCTGTTTATCTGGGTATTTTTCAATCATTTTTTCAATTACTTCTCTTTTAATTAACATGCATCCTGTTGGAGAATCAGTAACTTCCATAACTCCATTATCTAAAGTAATGTTATTTACGTCAGGCACTTTCATTGGGTAAGTGTGTAGAGCTCTTCTAATATCATCAGGTGTTTTTATCCTACCCTGTTGTATTTTCTTAAAGGCTTTGTCCCACATTAAAGCTTTTAATGGATAGGGTACAGATATAACATGTTTGTCAGCTTTTAACATTGATAGTATAGATTTACCTTGAAAGTAAATATCAGAATCAATAAAAAGTAAATGTGTAGCTTTTGATTCTAAAAATCCAGCAACAGAAAGATTCCTACCTTGTGTTACTAAAGATGATTTAATTAAGTGAAAAGATACACTTAGTTTTTTTTTAAAACATAGTTTTTGAAATTCGATTAATGCTTGTGTGTAGTGTATAGATACTTCACTATGAACTGGTGTTGCTACAAATATTTCATACTTTTTATAAATATCATCAGATTCTTTCCATAAAGGTGTTCTTGCTTTTTCATAATCAGATTGTGTCTCAATGTGAACTTCATTGAGAGTTTGATATGTATCTTCATTAATATAGTTATTGCTTGACACGTAATGCTCCTTTCAAAAAATTTTGCCATTCCATAGCTTTTTTATCCCAACTATAAAACCTTTTGTAATATTTTTGTTGTTCTTCTAAATGATTTTGTATTACATCTGTGTGCAAGTAGCTTGAACAAATATCTATAGCTCCTGCAAAACTACTCGCTAATAATTCAAAATCTTTTGAGTAATTCACATATACTGGCCACTCTGCACATGTCTCTGGCAAAGCACCAAAGTTTGTTGTAATGACATGAAGACCAGAGGCTAAAGCTTCTAAGGCTGAAACACAAAATGTTTCTTCAAAAATTGATGGGTATACAAATAAATCATAATCTGAAATATGTTCCTTAATATATTCATTTGGTTTATGGCCTATATAATTTACATTTGGTAATTTTTTTGCTTGTTCAAATAATCCGTCAAAATCTTTTTTTACCTTTTTTTCAAACTCATCTCCATAAATTTCAGTAGAACTATAAACGTCCAATGTTACATTTTTGTTAGATATTATTTGCATAGCTAGTAATAAAACATTTAAACCTCTCCAAGGGGTACAGTGATGTATTATTCTAATTGGATCTCCTTCTTTATAAATTTTTCTTTTTGGAAAACAATCTGTTCCATTTTTTATAACAATTGATTTATCTTCTGGTATTTGAAAAAAATACCTAAACTTTTCATAGTTCCAATGTGAATTAAAAACATACCAATCATAATCATTATGACGGTTTCTATTTCTAAAAAAAGGTTGTAAGTTTGGTTGGTCCCAAGAATTTTTTTGCCAAAGAATATTAAGTTTGTTTGGATCTAATGGAACTTTTCCTGGTATAGAAGTACAAATTTGTACTTTATCTAATAATTCTTTTGGAACATACTTGTTTAAAAACTCATGTTGTAATTCAGTTGCGCCTCTAGCTTCCATAAATATTTTCTAAAATTTTATAACTTACTATACCTAATTGATTATTGTATTCAGGACTACAACATATAAAAATAATGTCAAATTTTTTATCTTTGAGCACATCAAGGTCATATGTAAAATGATATGATTTGATAAATTTATTAAATACTGATTTAAAAGGTTCATTACCTATAGGTTCTGATTCTACGTTAGCTACCCAGGTATAATTAATTTTATTAGGAAATGCATTTATAAGATGATACAGCCAGTTTCCTTCATCTAAAGTTTGTCTTTTTTCCTCATAGCCTGCATCGTGATGATTATCCACATTAAAAATATCACAGCTTTCAAAAGTTGAAACATTTTGAAAATTAAAATATTTATTTATGTCGTGATGATTGTAAGAAAATTTTATTGTTTTGTATTTATTTAAGACGGGTATTAGATATTTGAAAAGTTCATATTGGTGTTTTAAAGATAATATCCAATCACAGTCAATAGATAAAACACTATACTTATTTATCATAAGTTAAAAAAATATTTAAGGTCAACCGTCCGTCTAAAATGTCTTTTCCATGATGACCATAACCTTGGTGCCTCATAATTGATGGAAATTTAATAAATCTGTTTTGTACAAATTTAAAATCATTTATTACATTGTCTTGTAAATCATAAATTTTTGTTCCTGAGTTGAGATTAGTATTAGATAAATATATTAAAATAGATTCATCAAAACCTCCTGTGTGGTCCGAATGTATAAAGTCATTTTGATTACAATCTTCTGTTCTTAAATGTAAATAAGTCGTTGTTGTAAAACTTTTTACATCAATCAAATTATAATTTAAAATAAGAAAATGAATGTAGTTATGAAATATTTTACTTTCCTGTAATAGATCACCACTTCTTTTTCCAGGCCAACCAGTTTGTGGTTGTGCTCCAAATTTTTCTCTCCACTGGTTAAGATCGTATAAAGGAATTTTTTTAACGTCAGGTAAGATGAAATCTATACTTGGAAAAAAACCATCGTATTGAATAATTTTCATTTTTGATCTTTTGTTTTAGCACCCATCTCACCTGCTCTTGTTACTTTTACTTCCAAGTCTTGCCTGAAATCATCAGTAGTAGTATCAGTATTGGGATCAGCAACATCAGCATCAAAATCAGCTTTAGTAGCATAAATTTTTCCAGTTCTTTTGTGTTTAATAACTTCTTTTGCTTCTGCAGCTATTACAGGTATATCTTTCATTAATCCGCCTTCCATGGTTTTTTTTCATTAAAGTTAAATGCGATAGCATATTTAACTCCCTCTTTAATAGTTTCTGTATAATGTTGTAATATTGCAGAAAAGAAAAGTAAATTGTTTTTTTTAACTTGTATTACTGTTTCTATTTCTGGAAATATAATTTTATTGTTACAATCATTTAAATATAAAATTCCTGATACAAAATTTTCACCATGATTATGTAAAATAGTTTTATCGTTTTTTTCCATTTTTATACCCCAAGCACTTTCTAAAAAGGTATTTAATCCAAAATCAATTTTATTTTGTTCATAAGCCGTTTTAAGTATATTGGTAAATTTTTTATCTTCTAAGAATAACTTCCAACTTGTCATGCTGCCCTTAACATTGGTAGCATTGCATAATTCTTTATCAATATTACTTTCTATTTTGTTAATAAAGTAATCAGTATCAACATCTGTCACCTCAACCTGATAAAAGAAAACTGGTATAAAAGCTTTCTTTTCATAATGCCTAATGATCATGATGTTGCTAATTTATATCTAAGATAATTCCAATTGGTTTCATTTATGGGTATCATGCTCTACCTTGTCTATTGTATTTCTTATACGATCTTTTTTCTGATTTTGAAAGTCTTTTTTTATGTCTTCTAGGCCTTTTCCTGGGTTTTGGTCTTGGGACAAAATTTACAAATTTTCTTTTAGCCATTATTTTACCGGATTACCAAATAACATTGTGTAGCTAACTCTTCTATTATAATCTCCATATTTTGTTGATACATCATCTGTAGCATGAAATAAAGCCCCATCAAAAAACACAGCTCTATTACATTTATAATCTATTCTCGTAACTTCATGTTTTTCTTTTTGTAAAAGTTTATCTATACACCCATCTTTATTACCGTTCCATTGCTCTCTAATCCAATCATCAGGTGGTTTTTTATTAACAATTAACAAACCATTTTTAGTTTTATCTAATAATGACTTCTCAGGTGTAACCCATATATTAACATTTACACTTGAAGGGTCAGCATGGAAACCAACTCCTTTTGCTATATTATCATATATAAAAGACCAGGCTCTTTTAAAATCATTTAATTTAAATCTATTTATTAATTCATTTGATAAATCTGCAGTGAACTTATCATTGTCGTACGTATAATTTATAGCAGCATAATCACGATAATGATCTTCAAATTCTTTAGCTGTTTGCATTCTTAATCTTAAGAAATTTACAACACTATTATCTAAAATATCATCTACTATAATTATTGAATCAGATATTTTATTTATCTTAAGATTGTTATTTAATAGATTATCCATTCTCCTGAGATCTATCTATCTGCGCATAACTTATAACACCTTGAATTGTGTTACTTCCTGTGGCTGCTTGAACTGTTATTGCATCACCTGCCTCTAAATTTAAACCTTGAGGTGTGGCATTTACTTGAGTTTTTGCAGCTACATCATCTCTAAAAAATTCATATTCAACACTCGAGTCAGATGAATCAACAAAGTTCATGTTGACTAACACAGCTGAAGAAGCATCATTGTTAGCACAATAAACACTTTTGACTATAACTGTTGCATCACTCGGGCATGTAAATACTGTAGTCTTACCCGTACTAGCTTGTTTGTAACCTTGATTTTTGTATCTTATTGTCATGTTAAAAAGTAATTAAAAGCATCTTGTTCATTTTTCAATTCTTGTTGATAAGTTGTATTTAACTTATCTTGCATCGTTCGTAAAGACTGATTTATCTGTCTTTGGTTTTCCTCTGTATATTCAACAGAAGGTTCAGGTATTACGATGTCTACCCTAGCCATGTAAAGCTGCTCCTCGTTCAGCAGAAGAACCAGTGCTTGCATTACCTCCGCTACCACTTCCACCATTACCACCATATTGGCCTCCTCTGTAGGCATCTTTTGTGGTAACAGTTCCAAATTGTCCTTTGTTTATTCTGTCTTGTAAGTCTCTTGTCTGTTCTCTTCTTATTGCTTTCTCTGTTCTTTTTGCTTGTAAATAATCTGCTATAGTTTTTGATCTTCCAAAAGTACTTGTTTGAAGACGATTATTAAATCCTGATAAAGCACCAATGCCTAAACCAGCTGGACCTAAAAAACCAAAACCTAAAGGGCCGGTGAGAGTTGAACTCAATCCGAATGCTTTGCCTAATGCAGGTAAACCAAGTTTACTTGCAGCCACATCTATTGCTTTTTGTTTTGCCATATTAGTTATGGCTGTTCCAATAACATCTCTCATATCAGGAACTTGTTGCTCTGGTGGAGCAAATGCAGCAATACCCATGGGTTGCGTACCAAAACCTAATTCATTTTCCATTATCCCCTCATTCCGTCTGGTTGAATATCTGCTCTAAAAGTCCCATAACGCCAACTTTGATCAGTAGATGTGTTTTCTATTTTCAAACTTGCAAATCTTGTTCTAGCTCTAGTGTCAACTTTGTTAGTTGTGTTATTAATTGTAAACGGACCCAAGGGTGATGAGGTTGCGGTGTCCGTTGGAAAACTTCTTAGATTAATTGTTACTCTTGCATCACCTGTCAAAACTTTAAAATCTGGAATAAATCTTCTCATACTCATAAAAAATTGGCCATCGCCTCCAATGTTTAAATCGAAATCACCTGATTGAATAAAAGCAGGAATTGCTGTTTTTGCTCCTGTAGCATCTACTTGATTCACACCTTTTTCATGTTCGTAATATATTGTAGACCCATTGGTATTTGTTACACCTTGGATAGTTGGAAAGGTCGGAGTGCCTGTAGAATTAAATTCAGTTGCATAAGGGTGATCGTATAGATTAGCATCCACATAGGTAGTTCTTGCTAAAGAACCTGTCGTCCAAACCCCGCTTTGATAATTGTAGGTTACACACCTATCAACGTTGTCACTACCTGATTTTGGATAGAACCAAACTATCTCTTCGTATAGTGTATATAATCCAGCATATACCGATTCTCCATTATCATAATTAATTCCTAAGTTATCCCCTTTAGTTGTAAATACAAAGTCTTCAACTAAACAAGGTAAAGCTTTAACAGTACCATCGTAAACAAAAAAACCTCCAGCTTCACCCATCCAATATACTGCTCCATTTACATATTTTATTGAGTGTTGCCCTATTGCTCCACAATTTGAACCAACTTGTCTAACAGAAAAAGTGAAAGGTGGCCCAACAAATTGAATCACATATGCAGCACTGTCAGTCAAAACAAGAGTATAATCTTTACCTTTTACAGCTCCTACGATTTTTGTTCCAGAGTCTAATCTAAATGACCCTGCTGTGTTTGTTGAAGTTGCTGTATAATTATTAATATTTTCTTGATCTGAAAACCTAATGAATAATTTATCTTGAGTGCCACCACTTCCTATAGTTGTCTCTGTACCTAACATAAATAGGTGTCTATCTCTGTCTGAAACTAGTGACATAACTGATGCAGTCGGTGCATTTGAAATAACTACCGCTCTCGTAGTAAGAGCATTCGAATCTGCATTAATAGGGTTCCATGAAAATGATCTACCATTTTTAATAGTTGCAATTAGTTGTTGACCAAAATTATCTAAGGACCAAGAAGCAGGATCAATTGATAAAGTTTGTGATAAAGAAGCTTGACCCCAACCAGTAAAAAATTCAACTCCTGCTCCATCTGAATGTGCAGATCTAGTGCCCGCAGCTGCTCTTGTAATGCCAGTTAAATCATTAGAAGAAATACCAGTATAGGAAATAAATTCTGCTCCAACTTTTATAGTTCCCGAAGTAGGAAAACCAGTAGTTGATGATAATGTTATCGATGTACCAGAACCTCCAGTACCAGCTGTATCATCTAAAAGAGCACCATTTAAAGTTGAAAAAACTTGCTGACCGCCACCCCATAAAGCTGTGCCCCAACCAAATCCGTATGTTTGTGATAATGACCCTACTTTTTCGTATGGATTAATTGTGGCAGCACCACTTCCGTTTACAGTTGTCCCTGCTGCCGATGCCATGGTAATTGTAAAATCATCACTACCAGGAACAGAAATTACTTCAAAAGTATTTGTTTCAAAGTCTGCTGCAGAATAACCTGCACCTACTGGTGGTGTGACTGATGTAAATGTAAATAAATCACCCGCCTCTAGTCCATGAGCTGGTTTGTTAACAGTCACAGTAGCTGATGTATTAACGGTATCAAATGTGCAACCTGTTATAGCTGTGGCTAATGGCGTAATGTCATAAAATGATCCCTCATAATATATTACTAAAACTCTATTAGTGCCTATTGCAGCGTATCTTCTTCCATCTAAATCTGCCCAAACAAATTGTTCTCTTGCAGCACCAACTATAGTGCCTGATAAAAGTTGTTCCCAACCACCAATCTTTTCTGGAAGTCCATATCTGAATCTGACAAAATCACCGTCTGTCCATTGACCTTCGGCTCCTACTTCAGTGACTTGTTTATTAAATCCAGGTGCTATTTGTACATTTGTTAAAGGCATGGCATATTATAACATTGTATATTTGATATGTAAATTTACTGTAAGCCCTATTTGTCTTCAAAAATATTATCTTCATCCTTTAAAACACCATGTTCTCTAGCATCTCCAAACAGTCGGGTGGATTCTGATATAAATTTTAATAAATGTGAAGAAAATGCGTAGGTGCTTTTTCTATCTAAAATTATACAACCTCTCAATAGAATTGATATTTTTTCTTTAAAAGAAAGCTCTATTTTTAATTTTTCTTTGTCGTGTTTAAAAATCATATTTATATAGTTACATTAGTGTTGAAAGATATAATTATTTTTTCATCATTACAAGTATTTATAGGAGATCCATGTGGCAAGAAACCAGGAAAACTTAAAATCATTCCTTCATTAATCTCTATATTTAATTGTTTCTTACTTAAGGTAAATATTTTTGTATTCACATTTTTATTAGGAAGAGACACATAAAGTATATTAGTAAAATTAGCTCCTGGATGAGTATGTGGGCTATCGTAACTATTTTTTTTATAAAGATGAAACCATAAATTTTCTACGGTAATTGTTTTTAAATTGTTATCATTAGTAAAAGATTTAAAAAATTTTTTTAGTATATTTTTTTCTAAATATTTTACATATTTTCTTTTATTGTTATCTCCTTGATATCTATCAGTATAAGATACACATTCTCCACCTTCATTAGTTGTAATACCTTCAGCGGTTTTGATTAAACTTATTATATTTTCTTTATGTAAATAGAAATTTTCTATTTGATACTTAAAAAAAATATCATTTTCATTTATCATTTTTTTGACAGTGATGGGCACGTCCATCTAGTTCGAAATTTTTGTAAGGACCATTTGCGTCAACATAATGTAAAAAACATTGAGTGTGATAATTGCCTTGTAGTTTTTGTCGTCCATGAGAAAATTCTCTACCTAAATATATTAAACCATCGCCAGGAAATAAATGAATTTCTTCTTCATCAATAATAATTGGCCAGTTAGATCCATCACTATCAATTGCTACTGTCACACTTATTTCACAAGCTTCTCTATCTTTATGAAATAATAATTCAGATTGATATGTGTACATTCTCCAATAAGAATAAGTTGGTAATAATTGTAATTTTGTTAAGTCTTCTATTTTACTTTTTTTATTTATTAATAAACTTTCAAAAATTTCATCATATTGAAATACTGTATCTAAATTAGTTACTTTAGAATTATTATCAAAATTTGTTGTGTTATTGAGATGTTTAAATTTACAATATAATTTTAATAAATCTTTTTCTTCTTTTGTTAAAAAATCTTTTATTTTTTTATATTTAAAATTATTTAAAGTGCCCATGATACTATTGAATATCTAACTCCAGATTTTACAGGTTCAACACAATGTGGATATAAAAAATTACTCGGAAACACAACTAATTTATTTGCTTTAGGTTCTATTTTCACTTCATGTTTTTCATTAGGTGTACAAAAAGAAAGTGCACCTCCTTCATAGTTATCGTTTATAAAAAAAACTAAACTTAATGTTCTTGGTAATTTTCTGTGATGGTCTGTGTGATAATTATAATGCCCACTCTTTTCGTATTTTAAAACATCAATATTTGTTAGCTGAAGATCTACAAAGTGTTTAGATTTTATTTCTGCAAAATATTTTTGGATACTTTTATTGAATATGTTTTTTAAAAAGTTAGCCCAGTGTACTTCAGTCATATTATCCCAATCAGTGCCTAGACCCCAACACATGACATCTCTAATTTCTTTGTTTACACCCTCATTACCTTTTTTACCTAAAATAGATCCATCCGTAAAATTAGAAAACTTAGATTGACATACGCTTAACAAATTTGTGAGTTTGTTTTTAGGTAAAACATTTTCAAAAATTATTACAAAATCATTTAATTTATTTTCTATTTCCATATTTTTTTTGACCAAAACTTTCTTTTGTATATATCAAATATTCTTATGTTGTGCAAAAATCCTAATTTAGTGCCAATGTCTTTATGAGTATTAAAGCTCATGTTCCACTCTTGTCTTTTAAAAGGGATAACCTGCACATATGGTGTGCCTATTCTATATAATTTATTTAAGCTTTCATCTTTTCCAAGATTAAAAACAAAAGGAAAATTTATTTTTGCATTGTAAGTATCTGTATCAACGATGCCTGGTAGAATACTAAACTTACTTTCTCTATGCATGGGTGGTATAAATAAACAAGAATAACCAGGAGGAGTCGTAATCGTCCACGGATTTAAAATTTTAGGTATGTTTTTACCAAAGTTTTTTTTACCATACAAAGAATCTGGGCCACCAACTTGTTTAACGTCATGCTCTTCTGTATGAGCATTTAAATTATATCCTTTCATCTGAGAAATTGTGCCATCTAAACCTTGTCCAAATTGAATCAAATTAATTTTTTCTTTTAACTCTTCTTCATAAAAATTTATTTTTAAAAAAAGATCTTGGGGTAATCTTAATAAATATCCTGCAGTAATAGAATCTAAAACAGGAACACAAGATTTAACACTTAAATCTTTTGGGTTTGGAGTTTGAAATTTTGGAACTTTTTTAAACCATTCAGGAATATCAACTTTTGCAGGAATAGGACGAAGTTTTTCCTCATCCACCAAATCTTGATGAATAGTAAATTTTATGTCTGGCATAAATCATTATGGTAATTCTAGAATACTTTTGCTAGAAAAACCACTCTGACTATTAAACCATACTTGAAAATTGTCAATTGGAAAAGTTAATGTTGATGTATCAATAGATTGTAAATTGTTTCTGTATTGTGTCCATTCACTATCATTTGAATTTGCTAAAAAATCATTTACAAGATGAAGTTGATTAGCTATTTCTTTTTCAAATCCCTCTTTAGTATGAGACCAACTTTCTTCATCTGATATCACTACGTTATCACCATTTAAAACAGCTTTTTTAGTTTGGTTAGCTACACTAGCATAATCAGAATCATTAGCTTCTTTAGATTTACCACCATTTAAAAGTAATAGATGATGATCTTTAAGCGCATCCGTTGGAGCGAGTTTATGTAATTTATTTTCAGAATCAAATATAAAATGTTTTGCCATAATTAACTTCCACTATTATCATAAAATATTAAACCACCCTTTTTACCTGAATTACCAGGAGTCTGTTTTGGCACGTTAGCACCACCAGTCAAGATGCTACTATCTGCAAGAACGAAAGTGCTACCTGAAGAGTTTGCAGTATAAAAGGCTGTACCAGAACCTACTGTGCCATTCGTTCCAGGTGTTCCAGGCGTCTCCATGCTTCCTGCATTACCTCTGTTACCACCGTTCAAAGAAAATAAATTTGTAATTGATGTCGAGCCTCCGTTTTGACCTGCTTGTGTCATAGCACCACCACTTCCAGCAGCTCCTACAGCGTAAGGTTGTGAGAAAGGCGCAGAAATAGTTCCTTGAAAGATTCCAAAAATTCCAGATCCTCCTGATGATCCTCCTCCATTACCAAATTGGACACCTCCAGCTCCACCTCCTCCTCCAGAGGCAGCGTAGGCAATATATCGAGTGCCATTTGCAGTAGCAGTTCCAGATGCAGGACCATAGGCTGCAACAGAGCCAATAAAGTTTCCTCCACCTGCAGTTCCACTAGAAGCAGATGTTAATCGACCTTGAGCATCTACAGTAATAGACGCAAGAGTGTATGAACCTGCTGATACAGATGTATCTGCTAATTGATCGGCACCCACTGCATCATTTGCTATCATGGCTTGTTGTACTTGGACTTCACCAATTGTACCAGCTGAGACAGCACCTAAAACTCTGTTGTTTGTTGTTGTGTCTTGCATTTTTGCAAATGTCACAGCATCATCTGCTATTTGAGCAGTTCCTATAGTGCCGCCTAAAGTATCTAACGATACTTCATTTAAGTTTGTTCCATCTGAATAAGCAGCATAAATTTTTTGTGCGTCAGGAGTAAAACCTGTCCCCGATGCAGTTTTGATTGTGAGGTTAGTTGGATTAGTTACAGCGGTGCAATCAAAAATATAAAATTTTTCTATTGAATCTGGTATGGTACATATAGTTGATGCACCTGCAGTAATTGTTGCAAATTTTATAACCAGATTTCTTGCATTAGAAATAGTACCATCTGACATTGCAAGAGCAGTTGTGCCTCCAGATGATAGTGTTACTTGTTCAAAACCTGCTATTGCTTGTTGAACTAAATTTAAATTATTGTTTGTCTTATCACCCCAAGTACCGGCATTTTCACCAGTAGTCATTAATTCTAGTTTTAAATCACTTGAATAGTTAGATGCCATAAAAAATTCTCCTTAGTAATGTTTGTATTTTAACTCAATCAGGCAGCTAAATCAACTACTGTCCAGACGTTATTTACTCCTAAATCTACCTCTTGCCACGAGGTAACATTAACACTTCCTACTGAAGCTGTCATTTGTATGCCAGAAACATCAATACCTGCTGTTCCAACCGCTGTTACAGAACCAATAGAACTTGTCATAGATAAGCCAGAAACACCTATTATTTGTCCAGGTATTTCTGCATGTTGACCTAAAGACATTGTAGCCGATTGACCTGTTACAGGCTCAGTCGTAGATTGAACTAATGAAAAAGTTCCCATTGTAAATGTGGCTGCAATACCTGTAACATCTACAGGAGTTTTTAAACCAGCTACTGTTGAACCTATCGAGCTAGTTAAAGATCCCGCACTAGTCACGTCTACGTCTGCATTTGCATCAAAACTTAATGATCCTATTGTAAAATCAAGTTGATCTTCAGCTGCAAAAACAGTTATGTCTTGATCAATTTTTAATGAGAAACTACCAAAAGTAGAAGTAAGTTGTCCTGCGCTTGTTACAGAAACTGTAACATCTGTTACACCTACAGCAGATCCAATTGATGAAGTTAAACTTTGTCCTGTTGCAAGTACTGAGAAAGCCTCACCCCAAGCTAAATTACCCCAAGCTCTTCTACCCCAACCAATACCAGTTAATTCTGATTCATCTACAGAAGCAGTGCCAATACTAAACGTAGCAGAAACACTTCCTACCGGTACACCAATTCCTATCGTAGCACTTCCAATACCTGCTGACATAGTTACAGGTCCAGGATTTTCGATTAGTACCGAAGTGCCACCAACAGTTGTGCCTATAGAAGATGCTAATTGAATTCCACTAACTTCTACTGTTGCGTTTGCAGTGGTTGTTACTGATCCTTGAGATGTGGTTAATGAGAGTCCAGATCCACCCCAGTCATTTGAACCCCAAGTGGATTGGCCCCAATATTCGGAGCCTGGCGACTGTACTAAAACTGTTATGTCAGCCACGAGGCTCCTCCTTTAAATTAAGCTAATCTTAAAATCGCAGCAGAGGTTGTAAATGCAGGGAATTGAATTGTAAACGTTCCTGAAGTTGCAGTTTTGTCTCCACCAAAATCTAACACAGCTACAGCATCTGTTGTGTTTGAACCACCGTCAGTTGTAGTGTTATAAATTAGTGCACCTCTTGCAGTAAGTGTAACACCTACAAATGATAAATCAGCAAAATCAGTAATCGCTACAGATGATGAAACTTTAACACCTTGATTTACTAAAGCTTTTCCACCAGCAGTGTATCCCGATGGTGATGAAACTTCATTAGGTGTCGTATAGTTTGTAGTTGATTTTCCTAAAGTCGCAGAACTTGTAAACATCGCTAACTTATAAGTGTCAGATGATGTATCAAAGTCGTGTTTTCCTTGTAGTAATTCTTTTTTAAAAGAATCACAGATTGCATTTGTTGTTATTGCCATAATTGTTCTCCTTAATATGTTGTGTTTGGAGCAGGTGATTGAACTTTTACTCTTGGTACTCCATCATCATACTCCCCACGTCTTCTTCTACCCATTTGTTGTAGGGCAAAATTCTGTAATTCTTCATTATACTTATCAAAATATAGTTTGTACATATCCTGGGGCCCTTTTAAAAATCTAAAAGCTTCAGCTAAGACGCCATGTAAAAGCATAGATTCTTGATATGTTGATAAAAAAGTATTGTTTGTTGAAGTAAAATTTGGTGCGTCTTTAATATAATTTATTTGAACAGTGTCAGCTGCAGCAGGCGTAGGAGCTACAATAATATTAAAATCGTCATAATTAGCATAATATTTAGGTGTCCCCTGCGCACCTGTTCCATTATACTCAGTAATAAAACTTGTGTCTCTCTTTTCTAAAAATTCTCTATTACCACTTGAGTCAACTCGCTCAACAGATCTTAAAATTAATAAATCAGAGGGCATTGATACTCCTCTGTTGCCAGCTGTAAAATTTGAAGTAGCATATTTTCTTAAATCATCATAATCTACTTTTCCTGCTACATCTAATTCTACGTTTCTTATAAAATCTTGTATGATTGAATCTGATAAAACATTACTATCAACTTCAGTGTAGTTTCTTACTTGTGTTAAAAATGCTGCGTGTGTAACTGCCATTACGTTATACTAACCTCCACTGTACCTATTATTGAAATAAGTTCTCTTCTTCTATTTTGTAAAGATGGATCTGCAGGTATCATAGCAGAAGTCCCTTGTGTTTTAAAGGCAAAAGCTCCTGGTAAAGTTAAATTTGCTACAGCCACAGTAGTTCCTCCGGAATCAGCTTGAACACCACTTCTATTTGTTGGCTGTTGAAATCTTTGTGGTCTTGCATTTTGTAAAGCTATTGCATCACTCACTGCTTGTCTTCTTCTAATTTGTGGATGTTTAGGTTCAAACTCTGATATATGTACAAGAGATCCGTTCCATTCTTTGACCATCTCATTGTAAGGGAAAGCCTGACCTGATCTATCAGATATTGCTAAAGAATTTTTACCTGTTGCAAATTTTGACATAATTATACTCCACTCGGATAGAATGATTGAGGTGAAAGATAAACAGATGTTCTTTGACCATCTTCATCTAAAGCTCTTTTCAATTCATCTTCATAAATTAATTTATTTTGTTGAACCATCTGTGGTGCAACTTTCATTGATAAGTAGTAAGCTAAACCTGCACACATACACGGTAAAAATCTATAAACCACATCTGCATCATTTGTATAAACACCAGCATCTTCAATTCTTTTAATAACATAATATTTTAATGTTGTATAAGTGCTCAAATTTGGTGCTTGATATAAATAAATTTTAGGAGTTGTTTTTCTTTCAACATAATATTGTGATGGTTGGCCAGTAGCAAGTTTGTTTGGCAAAGCAGCATATGCAGATCTATCAATTTTAGTTAAAGATATGTCTTGTGTATTTGCATCATCGCTGGCAGTTGCTGTAGATGAAACAAAAGCCTCTAAAACATCACTGACATCCGATGCAACAGAATACTCAGCTTGTCCTGATACCATTGCATTTTCATTTAGTTCTACTTTCCAAAGATGAATACCACGATTACCCCATTCAGCAAATAATAAATCTAAACTTCTTCGAGCAGATTTTAAATCATAACCAGATGTTGTAGTAATTGCACACCTTTGATAACCCTCTTGAATTATATCATCAATGTTTAAATTAAACGATGTAGTTCCTGATGTTGCCATTATCTTTTAAATCCTTTTAACAAAGAACCATAATATTTTTCATAACTTTTATTTGAAATTTTAGTTCCATCAATTTCAGATTTTATATAACTGCCTACATAAGGCTCTTTCACTCTCATTTGTGCATCGCCAGGAGCTTTTGAAGTAGTTTGTCTAAACATAGCTCTTCCCATCGCAGCTTTTTCTACTCCTTTTATTTTCCCTTTGTTTTTTGAAGCATAGAAAACTTTTTCACCTTCTTTTTTGCCATATTCACTCTTCATGGCTTTCATAATTTTCTTGCCTTTTTTTGTAAGTGGCATAGTTCTCCTTTTTACGATTGTACAACTTTTTAGATTGTATCACTTTTGGTTTGTAAGTTCTAGACCTTAGATTTTTAGCAATTGGATTAAATGATGTCTTTAGCTTTACCAGTAACTGGTTTATATTTAGTTTTTCCTTCACTTTTGTAAGCCCATAGGTAAGATGCTCTTGGTGTCCCTTCAATCCAACTTGCGTGAATCCATCCACTATTAGGTTCCCCTGGAGTGTAGAACTCAAGGATAAGCTGATCTGGAGAAAGGTTAGATTTAATCCAATCAAATAATTCAGCGTTGTCTACGCCAATACATTCAAAGTCTGCGGCCTCAGCTTTAGCATGTTGTGATCTAGCAGAACTACCAATCGCTTCACATAACTCTATGCTACGAAAACCACTAGTGATCTTTACCCTGCCAAAATGGTCACGTACCGGCTGAAGAATATTTTCACACAATGCTTTTAATTTTTCTATTTGCTCTGCATTAGGATTGTTATTGATGCCCCTACGTATGGCAGTGTCCGATTTAATTAACTCCGATAAAGTAAAATTACGACTTAGATTCATTTTTTTCCTCCGTTGTTTTCAAAACTTGCATCTTCTGCAAAGTTTTTTTCTTCCATTGTATAAAACATTTTATCAGTATTTTCTGTTACCATTGTCGTATCCTCTGCATCCCAGTATGTAGTTTGGACTTTATAGTCAGGCCAACTGTTATCAACAGTGTAGCTATTAACATGCCAAAGAAGACGATTATTAGGCTGACCTGCA